GTAGAAATAGAGGTCCCAGTAGCGCGCGAGCACGTCATTCGTCGGCGCGGCGTCCGAGAGCTTCGGCAGCCGCTTATAATAGCGGGTCGCGATCGTGTAGACGCCGTCCGGCGTCGGACCCAGGCGGAAATTCGCGCCGAAGAGCGCATAGACCGCCGGCGCGCCGGTCTGCGCCGGGGTGTAGATCTGCTCCAGCGCCTGCAGCTCCATCGCATCGAGCGGCCGGATCGGATCGCTCTGGCAGGTGAGCGAGATCGTCTCCAGGAGATCGGCCGGCTTGGCCATAGTGGCGACCCCGCTTGTGGTCGTCTGGTTGAGCGTCGTCTCCAGCTCCGGCACGCGCAATTCGCGTTCGATCGCGAGCTCGGCCTGGCCGATGAGCCGCGGCAGCCGCGCCTGGAACGTCGAATCGCCGGCGCGCAGCAGCTCGTCGCTCACCGCGCTCTTCAGCTCGGCATAGGTCGCGATCGTCATAGCCGCCCTTCCCAGGTGCGAAACGCGCGCCGCTCAGGATTGTTGAGAAACCGCCGCCAGGCCGCCGGATCGTGAAACCAGCCCTCGCGGAAGGCCTGGTCAATAAACACCAGCGGCACTTCCGCCACATGGCGGAAATCGAGCGGCCTCACCACATGCGTGTCGCGGATCGCGCGCACGAGATCGAGCGTCGGCTCGCAATCCTGCTCGGTATAGAGTCCCCACTCGCCATCGCCGTTCTCAAGATAGAATTCGGCTTTGTCCGTGAGCGGATCAAAGCCCAGGAGCTCCTTCATCGTGCCGCCTTTCTGGGCGCGCGCCGTGGCGGCGGGGACGCTTCGTCCGTCTCCGCCGCCGCGGGCTCTTCGGTTGCGCCGGGCTCTTCGCCCGGCAGCGGCTGATCATCGCCCGGATCGGGAACCGGCGGCGGCGGGGCGCGCGGCCCGTCAACGCTCACTGCATAGCCGTTGGCCTGCAGCGACGCCGCCTGCGCCTCGGTGCATTCAACGCGCGCGCCGGGCTTGAGCCACCCGCCAGCGCCGTCGCTCACCTTCTCCGCCGCCAGAATCTCGATCCACGCCATCCGATCAGCCCTACGTGTTGAGATCGGCGATCTTGGCGTGCGCCGCCTCATTGCCGACCTGCAGGCACGCCTCGCAGAGCAGCAACAGCTTTTCATTGTCCCCGCTCTTCGCGAGCGGGATCCGTTTCATCCGCCGCAGATACGCGATCTTGTAGTAATTCTTGTCGAGCAGCAGCACCGTGCGCGCGCGGTGGAAGCGGCCGGGCAAGAGCTTGATGTCGCCAAAATCGCTGGCGTAGAGGCTGGCCGAGCCTTGGATCTTGTTCGCCGCCACGATCTCGCGCGAGGAGGCGCGGCCGGTGAAGCCGGATGCGATCTGCTTGGCCGTGGGGCCGAGCAGCGCGCAATCGGGCTCCCCGCCCGCTTCCCACGCCTGCTTCACCGCGGCCTTGAACAGCGTCTCGGTGAAGTCGCGCTGGGTGCCGTCGGTGAGTGCGGTGGTGTCATTCGCGCCATTGGCGCCGGTCGATCCGTAGCTCACGTTCGTCGTGATGAAGTGCTCCATCGCGCGGCTCTTGCGCGGCGCGGTCTGATAGCCTGAGCCGTCCACCGTGCCGGCGCTCCTGGGCTGCTCGCCGGCGAAGATGCGCTCCATGTCGCGCTTCAGCTCCTTGCCGCGCTTGGCCGTCTGGTAGTCCATTTCCGATCCGCGGCCAGCCTTCTTGACGGCCTCCTGCGTGCCGGAGACGCCCACCGTCTTGCGCAGGATCTGGCAGTTGTTGCCGAGCCGCGCGGTCGGCGCGGCGAGCGCGATCGTGGGATCATCGCCTTCCAGGCCCGCATTGGCCGCGTCCACCGCCGCGAGCGAATCGGTCTGCCATTCGTGCAGCACCGCTTCGGCGGTCCCCTGGCCCGCCATCGAAATAAACGGCGTGTCGCTCGGGCTGATCATGTAGATCTTGTCCTGCAGATCCTCGCGGTTGCCCACCGCGCGGCCTACGGAAAAGGTTCCTGCCGGAACTGCCATCGTTCACTCTCCTGATGCGACGGGGCTCAAAGCTTCTCCGTCGCGGCTATGAGCGCGGCGACATCGTCGATGCTGCCGCTCGTGCGGGCCCGTTCGCGCAGCGCGCGTGCGCGCCCCGCGTCCTGGCCCCGGTTGCGGTTGGGTTTGGCGCCGGGCTCGATCGCGCGCGGCTGCCCTTTCGACTTGGGCTGCAGCTTGTCCCTGCGGGAGGCCAGCAGCCGGTCATAGAGCCATGCCTTGCGCGCCACGAGCATGGCGCGAGGATCGGTGATTTGCGCCAGATCGTCTTCCGAGAAGCCCCAACTGAGCATCGCGGCTTTGATCTCGTCGCGCTCCCGGGCGAGGCGCTTGGGATCGCGCCATTCCGGGATCAGGGTAGGGAGCTCCTTCATCGCTTGAGCGAGCTCGCTCTGCAGCGCGGCGCGCTGCTGCTGGAGTATCCCCTGGACCATCGCGCCGAAGGCCTGCTTGAACTCGCCGGCCTTGGCGATGATCTGGTCGCGCACCTGCTTGGCGCGGAATCCCTCGGCGGGATCCTGCAGCATCAGCTGGTTGACGATCGCCTCACTCGGCGCCTGGCCTTCCAGGTACTTGGCCACTTCGCCGAGCAGCGCGGCGTAGGCCTGCCGCTCGGCCACGACCGAGGTCGCGTGCGTCTCGAATGCGCGGCGCTCTTCGGCGAGCTTCTGGCCGCGCTGGGTCAGACTCGCATTGAGGCCGTAGCCCTTGGTGAGCTCGTCGAGCGTGACCTGGCGCTCCTCGCCGTCGACGATGACCTTGTAGCGGCGCGCGGAGGGAGCTTCCTCTTCCTCGTCGTCGTCGCCCACATCATCGTCGTCATCCTCGCCGTCGTCCTGCAGATCGTCCTGCGGATCGTCCTCGTCGTCTTGCAGATCGTCCTCGTCATCCTCGCCGAACGCGCCGCCGTGATCGTCGTCATCGCGATCACTGAGCGCATCGCCGGCCGCGCGGACATAGCGCCCGCGCGCGTCGCGGCGCTTCTGATCCTGATCGAGGTCGGTGATCTCCGAGGCCGCTCTCTCTAGCGAGAACGTGCTCGGGTCCATGCCCGGCCGGGTGATGGACTCATTCGCCATTTCGACTGCTCCTTTTTGCGTGCGCGGCGTCAAATCCGTCGCCGCGCCTGCGTGAGCGTGTGAACATCACGCTCAAGCAAAGCGCCCTCGACAGCGAAGGCGCTCAGATGCTCCTGCACGATGCGAAGCATCGTGATGGCGTCCCACAGCCGCTCACGCTCGGCCGTCTGGTCCGACTGCGTGCGCCGCCAATGCTCGATGTAGATCGCCTCGACCGCCTCGAACGTCTCGATCAGCAGCGGATCGGCCATCAGCGCCTGCGCATGGCGCGCGCGGGCGGCGCGCTGCTCTTCGCTCTGGGCGCGGGCCTCGCGCCGGCGCGCCTGCTCGGCCTTGGACACCCCCGCCCAGCAGAGAAAGCCCGTGCGCACGGCGCGCGCCATCGCGATCCAATGGCGCAAGAGCGCCCTCATGCGCCTTCACCGCGCCGGGTCGGCGTCGCGAACAGGATCGGGATCGGGATCGCCGCGCAGATAACGTCGTGCATCACTTGCCTCCGTTGTCAGATCCAAGCGGCGCGACCTTGCGCCGGCGCGACCAGATCGCCGCGACAATGTCGACAAGCGTGGTCGCCGCCAGCAGCAGCGCCGCCAGCGCCGCGGCGATGACGGCGCCGGCGATCACGCTCACCGCGATCAGACACGTCAGACCCATATCGCCCTCCCGTTCTCAGGCCGCCAGCAGCAGAACCGCCGCGGCCGCCTCATCGTCCTCCAGGGCCGCCTGACGCGCCGCCTCAAAGTCATGACCGTCCGGTAGCGCCGCTCGCAGCTGCGCCGCCAGCGCTGGCCGGAGGCGCAGCAGCGCGGGGTCCAGAAGGTAGATCCCACGCGGATCGTCCGGCGCGCGCTCGCCAAACCCCAACGCCGCGCGCACCTCCGGCGCCATCGCCGCCACCAGCGCCGCCGGCGCGGGCGGGTGGAAGGGCGCAGGCGTCGGTCGCTCCGCCGCGCGCGCCGGCGGCTTGCGCCGCTTCCGGCGTTTGCGCCGCCGCTTGGGCGGCGCGTCGTCGTCAAACCGCCGCAGCCCCGGCCAGTCGTCGAACGGCCGGCGCCCGTCGCCGGGCGTGTAGACGAACCCGCCCCCGCCGCCGGGCGCGGCGCCCGCGCCCTCCACCGCGATCGTCGCGGATGGGAAGCTGTCCGGATCGGCAAACGCCGCTGCAGTGATCGTCACCGCGCCCGGCGCGAGCGTCGCCGCGTGAAACGCATCGGCGTCAGCGAAATGCGCCGCGGCGATGACGAAGCCGCCGACGGACACGACCGCGCTAAAGAACGCGTCCGCGTCGGCGTGGTGCGCGGCCGTGATGGTGACCGCACCGGGCGTTAGCGTCGCGGCCGGGAATGCATCCGCGTCCGTGTGCAACGCCGCTGCGATCGTCACTGCGCCGGGCGCGACTGTCGCGGCGTAGAACCCATCGGCGTCCGCGAACGCCGCGGCGGCGATCGTCACTGCGCCAGGAGAAAGAGTCGCCGCGCCAAAGGCGTCAGAATCGGCGAGGTGCGCCGCTTGCAGTGTCACCGCGCCGGGCGAAACCGTCGCCGCTGGCGTTGTGTCGGCGTCGCTGTAGTGCGCCGCCGTGATCGTCTGTGTCCCGCCCCCGCTCGCGGCCTTGATCTCCAGCGCGATCGCGCTGCGCCCGAACTGCCCGGGGACAGACGCCCAGCTCGCCGTCGTCTGCGCGCCGCTTGCACCCTGGCTCTGCAGGCGGACATTGCCGTCCTCGTCGCCTGCGACGTCATAAATCTCCGTATACGAACCGCTGGGCGTGATGTTGCCGACTGGCTCGTCCTGGGCCCAGCACGAGGCGATCACCTCGCTGTCGCTCGCCGCCGTCGCCGAAAGGCTGATCGAGAGCGCCCCGGTGGCGCTGTCGGATCCGCCAGACGCCGTCGCCCCGGTCGGATCGCCGGTGTCGTAGCCGGTCCAGGCGAACGCCTCGACAATGTATTCGTAGACGTCGATCGCGCCGCAATCGATTGTGATCGACATTGACGCCGGCGAGCCGCCGACCTCGGCGCTGCGGTATTGCACCGCGCCCTTCCAGTCGCCGTGCTCGGCGCCGACGATCTCGCCCGACCAGGTGAGCGAGCCGCCGGAGATCGTCAGGTTCGAGCGGAAGGCCGCGCTCGATCCGTTGCGCACCGCATGCACGGCCGCGACGATGATCGAATCCGCCGGCGGCGTGAACGAGCCGGTGGTGAACGAGCCCGTTCCGTGAAACCCGCCCGACGCCCACGAGCCCAGGTTCGTGCGCGAGAGCGCCATGGCTCAGCGCTCAGATCGTGAAAATGCCGGAGGCGTTGAACTGCAGGTTGATGTCGCCTCCGTTCGGCGTCACCGGCAGCCCGGTATGGCCGGTGTCGGCGTAATAGATGAGCGGCGATGTCGCCTCGTTTCCCGTGTCCTTGTAGAGCAAGAACGCCTCGCAAGGATCGCCGGTCACGCTCGGAAACGTCACGTCGGCGGCGTCGAACGTGCCGTTCGTGATCGTTTTCGAGGCCAGCGTCTGCGGCGTCCCGACCCGCGCGCCGGCCGCCACGTCGTCGAGGAAATCGTGCGCCGCGCTGACCGTGTAATCGGCCGCATCGATCAGCACCACCTTGATCGTGTCGGTGATGAGATCGATGTCGCCGCCGAGCAGCAGCTGCTTGAACGGCAGATAGATCGTGTTCGCCATTCACATCCCCTCCATCACCACGCGCGAGCCCGCCACACGCCCCTCCTCGTCGCGGATGATCGCCCGCGGCGCCGTGATCAGCGCCCTGAGCTCCATCAGCATCGCCATCAGCGCCTGCGGCGTCGCCGGCATGCCCTGCACACCGCCGCCTTGCGACGCGCCAGGCGCGGCCGGATCGCCGCCGGCGGCGCCTGCAGGCGCCATCCCCGGCTGCGCAACACCGTACGCGTCGCGCCAGGCGTCTTGCTCGCTCTTGAGCGCCGCCGCATCGATCTCGGCGCCCAATTTGCCGAACTCGATCTCGCGCTTCTGCGCCAGCTCGTCGCGCCGGAAATCATCGTCCATCTTGGCCTTCTGCAGCGCTGCGGCGGCCTTGATCTTCTCGCCCTCGACGGTCGCGACAACCATCGGATCGGCCATCGGATTGGGCGGCTGGGGCGGTTGCGGCTGGATTGAATCGGGATCGGTGAAATAGGGCTCCACGCTCTTCAGCCCCGCGCCGCGCACGCTTTGCTTCAGCGCATTGTAGATGTTCTTCGGCGCCACCATGCCGGCGATCTGCGGATCGGGATGCGCCTTCAGCTTCTCCTGGATCGCCAGCACCTCGCCCATGGCGACGCGGATCTCGCTCTTGTCGCCGGTCCCCAGGCCCACGTCGGGGATGAAATCCATCCCCGCATTCCACGCGCGCGGATCCATCGCGACCCAGCGCCCGCGCAGCTTCATCATCCGCGGCTTGTCCTGGTGCTTCACCAGGAGCCGCAGGATGCGGTTGAACAGCGGCTTGAAGCCCGTCTCCGCCAGCACCCGCGCCAGGAGCTGCACGCGCTGGTTCGCCATCGTCATCAGCTTGGCGACGGCGCCGAGCGTCTGCTGCTTCAGGAGGTCCGGGTTGAGCCCCGTCGACGTCGCCGAGACGCCCGACCGGCCCTCAAGCTTGCGGTCGAGATATTCCAGAAACGGAAACGCCTGCCCGCCATTCCATTGCGGCGCCTCCCAGGTCACGTCGTCGGGATCGCCCACCGGGATCGGCCGGCCGGGATACCAATTGAGCACCGCCTGCCAGGTGTCGGCGTGCGCCGTGCGCTTCACTTTGCGCGAGACGTTGTTCACTTCAAAAAGGTTGTCCAGCATCTGGCGCGTGATCTCGGTGCGCACCGCCTGGATGTCCTTGATCAGCTCCACCACCGAGAGCCCCTCCAGACGATGGCTCATCAGGATGGGCGAAACCGGGGTGAACACCCGCTCATCGATCATCTCCTGATGCATCAGCACCCGGCCCGTCGCCGGGCCGGCGAGCACAACCTTGCGCTGCTCGGCGATGCCGTCGCCGTCGAAATCGGCGCGGATGTAGCATTCCGCCCAGGTCACTAGCTCCATCGATTCGTGCACCTGCGCCGCGCCGGGCGGGCTCCAGCCGGTGTCCGGGCTCCAGCGCCGCACGCGGCGATCGTCCACCTCACCATCCGCCGGGATCGCCTTCACCGCGTCCTCATCATAACCCAGCGCAATGAGATCGGCGCGCGGGCATTGGCGCACCTGCGCCTCAAAGTTCACCACATCAGCGCGGCGCGCATCGGCGCTGTAGACGTATTCGTCCGGCGGCACCGCCTCCACCGCCACCCGCCCGCCGCGCGTGGTCTTGGTGATCCTGAGGTCATAGACCGTGGCCTCGCGCTCGGGGTCGATGGGCGCGGCGATGCCGGCCTCGCGCAGGCGCTGGGCCGTCGCCTGCGCCTGCGCGAGCAGCCGTTTGTCGATCCGCTGCGCGACGCGCTCCAGCGTCACGCCCTCTTCGTCGAGCAGCATCAGCGCCTCGGCCTCGCTCAACCCTTCATGCTCGCTCGCGCTGATCTCGACCTTCTCCTCCCAGACCGTGCGCCACACGCCCAGCCGCTGGATCAGCGCGTCCTTGATCACCGCGTGCGAAATCAGAAACCCGGGATTGTCGCGGTTGTAGACGTAGTTGACGTAATCTGTGGCCTGCTCGGCCTGCTCACTTTCAGCCTCCTCCTGGGGGTCGAACTGGCCAACTTCATCCGACCCATGGAACACCTCCAGGAGGTTCGGCATGATCCATTCGATCGTGTCGAGCACCGCGCGGTCGACGACCTGCGAGAACCCCAGCTTCTCGTTGCCGTAGGGCCGACCCAGATAGCGATCGAGATTGTCGACGCGCTCATCGTCGAGTTCGTCGCGCCAGTCGAGCGCCGCATCAAGCGCCGCGCTGGTGACAGAGCGCACCTCCTCCTCGTCGACGTCGGACGCCGCATCCTCCGCATCCGGATCGTAACCGTCCTCCAGCCCGTCCTCGACGCCGGCTTCCCAGCTCGCGCCGTCGCGCGCAGAGAGCGTCTTGCCGCGCTTGGCCGCATCAAAGGCGTCGTAGGCGACCATCAGTACTTCCGCGCGTATGGCGCGGCGGCGCCGCGCCGCGTCGGCGCACACGCGCGCTCAAGCGCATAGGCCGCACGCACAAGCCGCCCGTGCAGCCGAAAGGTCCAGCGCGCCAGCGCCATCATTAGCGCCGCCGGCGGCGAAAGCTCGTCGTCCGTGTCCATGCCGCTCACCCCAATCTCCGCGCCGTCGCGCGCAGAGAGGCCGTGCCTGGCCGTATCGAAAGCGTCAGCCATCACCCCAATCTCCGCGGCGGCGCGGCGCTCGCCAGCCCGCGCCCACCGAACCCGTCCAGCGCCTCCAGCTGATCGATCAGCAGCGCGCCGGTCTGCAGCGCATCGGCCGCGTGGCAATGCTCGTCATGGCGCGGGGTCTCCTTCCACCGCCCCAGCCGGTCATCCCATTCGTGCCTGTAATTCTCCAGGTGCGTCCATAAGAGCGCGCAGCGCTCGCGGTCGACGTAAAGCCGCGCCATTAGCCCGCGCACCGCGAAAATCCCGTCGCGCTTTAGCTCAGGGCGCGGCGCGATCAGCACTTCGCAATTGAGCCCCTCCAGGAACGCCTTGTCGGTCATCCCCGACTGGCGCGAGCGCACCGCCCCGTCGTGCGGCAGACACCACTTGCCCAGCATGTAGTGCGGGCGCGTGTTGCGGATCTCCGGCACGATCGATTGCAGCGAGCGGCCCTGCCATTCCTCGAAATCGATCAGCCGCACCTCGCGGCGGAAGAGCTGCGTGAAAATGCAGCTGGTGTAGTCGTCCATCCCCAGATCGAACAGCAGATGCACCGGCAGCGCAGGATCCCAGGGTGTGGGCGCATAGCGCTTCTCCTTGATGAGGAACGCCAGCTCGTGGGTGTAGAACGCGCCCTCGATCGCCGCGTGGAAGGCCTCCTCCCAGGTCGAGGGATATTCGCGGAGCATCTTCTCGCGCTGGGTCTCGCGGGTCTTGACGTACCAGGCGCGCTGCTCGGGGCGCAGCGCCACGCCATGGGCGCGCTCGAGCTCGGCGAAATAGCGTTGCGCCTCGGAATCGATGACGACGCCCTCAGGCGGATAGACATAGCCCTCATCGTTCTGCCACGGCTCGAAGTGAAACCGGTAATCGAGCGGACCGAGCGCGGCGCCGGAGGCCTCCAGCGCCTGCGCCCGCCGGCAGAGATCGAAGAAATCGCCTTCCGCGCCTTCGGCCGTCGATTCGATGCACACCACGCCATTGACCGGCACCGTGTTAAGCGCGCCGGTCCGGATCTCGTCGGCCTTGTCCGGCATGCGCGCGCAGATCTTGCCGTATTCGCTGACCAGCAGCCATTGATACGTGCCCGAGCGCAGCGACATCGACACGGTGATCGACGAATAGCGCCCCGCGCCATGCGCGATGGTGAACTGGTCGGCGCGGTCCTCCACCCGCGGTCGCCGGCGCTGCAGCCACTCCGGCAGCCGATTGTACACGTCGCGGATCTTGGAATCGAAAATCCGCCCCGCGTCCTTGATCGTGTGCGCCACAACCCCGCAATTGAGGCCCGAATTGAACAGGCACGCATCCAGCATCAGCAGGCAGATGAAGGTCGTGTTGTGGGACACGAAGCCTTCGGCAATGTATGTCCCTGTCGAGGTTTGCAGGTCCACAAGGTCCCGCTCGCCGACCGGCTCGATGTTGACTATGGTCGCCCATCCAACGTCGCCGTTGCGCTTGCCCGGCAACTCGCGGCCTTCCCAAAACCGCTGATCAACGAATCTCGTGGGTCGCGTCTGACCAATAAGCCTAAAGACCTCGTCAGCCCTCCCGAAAGACAGCTTCGGCACCGGCTCTTTTCCGTGCTTAGACTGGCGTTCAGATTTGTCGAGCTCAACGCAAGCGTGATACCCGCGCTCAGCCGCATATTGCACAAGCCGATCCCAGACCGGGCCGAGCCGCTGACATACGCTCACCTCCGCGGTCCGCCCCGACTTACGCATCGACCCTTCGCCGTCGAGCATACCGCCGAACCAGCCGTCCTCTTCAGTCGCCGCACCCCACGGGCGTGCGATCCAGCGAACCTGCACGCCCGGCTTGAGAAAGCCCTTCGACACGCTGGTCGTGTTCTCGATCGTCCGCCACTGCGGATCAACACGCTTGGTGCGCGAAAGCCAGGGATGCTGGCCCGTGCACACCACCGAACGGCCGTCGTCGAGCGTGATCCTGTAAGCGCTCCGCTTGACGCGAGCCACACCCTCCACAGTCGCCGTTCGCATTTTGCGACCCGCACCCTTGCCGCCGGGCGGGTATTCGTCGACCGCCACCACTTCCTGCCCGACCCTGAGGTCCGCAATCGCGACCCACCGCAGATCGGCGGTGAGCACTCGCGTGCTCGGATCGAGGCAGAATCCGCGCTGCCGCGCCTTCAAAATCACGTTGCGATTGTGCGCCCGCTCCAGAAACCGCCGCTGCGCCGCATTCATCTGGAACGGGACGATGTCGCCGTCCTTGGTCTCAACCGTATACAGATTATCGAGCCGCCAGGCCCGGTCCGCCAGCCTCTCGACCAGGCCCTCAAGCTGCGGGCTCGTCTTCCGCTGCGGCGACGCCGTTTGCATGTCCGTTGAGCGCTTTGGTGCGCCCGTCGACGAGCCCGAGCGCCTGCGCGAGGTCGTCGCTGATGCCATGGTCGTGTTCCTGCTTGTCGCGCCACTTCTCCGGTTGGCGGTTCTTCAGCCAGAAGATCGCCGCGGTCGTGTCGGGCGGGTAATGCTCGACATATTCGTGCTCGATCGGCACGCCGTCGCTCATCATGATCTTCACCGCCCGGTGTTTGTAGCCCGTGGCGCGCTCGAACAGGCGCCGCTCGACTATGCCGTCATCAACCGCGCTCTTGGCCTCGTTTATTGCGCTCAAAAACTCCGGATGCGCGGCGCGCCAATTGTAGAGAGTATTTGGAGAGACGCCGAAAAACCGCTGCAAATCCATCTCCGTCGCGCCCATGAGGCAAAGCTCGCGCGCCTGGCGCGCATAGTCGGGGAGATATTTCGACGGCCGCCCCTCGCCCTTGCGCGGCGCGCGCTTGCGATCGGCGCCGGCGCAGGTCTTGCCCTTCGGCTTGGTCTTCGGCTTCGCGGCGGCCTTCCGGGCCGTCCTGCGCTTTACGGGTGACGAAGGCGCTGCGCGCTTGTTCGGCCCGCCCGGACGTGTCGTCATTGTCGCTGTCTCTCCTCCCTCAGAGCGTAATTTTCACCAGGCCCACCACGCTCAGCTGCTCATCGAGCAGCGTGTCGGTGACGGTCACCGTGATGCTCTCGTCGGCCGTTGCGTCCTCGAAGCCGAAATAGAGTGTGTCGCCATGCGCCATCGACACCAGCGCGCCGTCGACGATCGTCACCGCCGCGGCGAGGTTCTTCCGGTACTTCGGCACGAAATACGGCCCAAGCGCCTCGCTGAGATTGAGCCTGATCGCGCGCGGGCTCGGGCTCGGCACCGCGTAGGTCTTGGCGCCGCCGGCCTCATACGCCGAGACATCCGCCGAGATCACCGTCTCGTGCGCGGGCGATATCGTGATCGATCCTGGCGTGGCGCCGGCGAGCGCGGCGCACGAGAGGCCCGGCAGCATCAGCTCACCGCCTTCTGCAGCGAACCGTAAATCTCGTTCGCGCCGGCGGCAAAATAGAACAGGTAGTCGACCGCGCCAGCCCCCGTCGACAGCACCGGATCGGTCCCGCCGGCGAATTTCCAATTGGCGTGATACGCGAGCGTGCGTCCGCCGGTCCCGTCCTGCGTGATCTTGATCGCCCCCGACTGCCCGACCTTCACATTGCTCGGCGCGTCGAGCGTGCGGTTCCCGCCGATCGTCAGCGAGAAGTTGAGCCCAGCGGAAAAATCCACCGCCACGGTCGCCGCGTCGGTGAGCGCCACAAGTGCGCCTGACGCCCACACCCCGTTGGGGTCGAGCAGCCGGCTCGCCGTGTTGGACCGGAACTCGCTCGCCGACGCGATCGCCAGCGTCGCCGCCGTCGTCAGCCCAAGCTCCGTGCGCATCGCCGCGTCGTTCGCGGCCTTGACGAACGCGATCGCGTCCGCGGAGAGGCCCAGCGTCGCCAGCATCGCGTCAAAGCTCGCATCGTCCAGCAGCTGGCGCGCCTGCGTGGTGAACGCCGCCATCGCCAACGCATCGAACGCGGTGAAATAGGCGAGCTTGTCGCCGCCGGTCCCGTCGAGCGCAGCATGCGCCGTCAGCGTCGGGTCATAGCTCTGCAGCGCGCGGAGGGTGGAGAGGTTCGTCAAGCCGGCCTCGCCAGGACAGCGTAATCTGATGACGGATAGCGCTTCAGCGCCTCGTGGTGCAGCCAGTCGGCCGCATCGGACCAGAGCAGCGCCCACTCCCGATAATCGTCGGCGCCAACGCCTTTGTGGAACGAGCGCGAGGCGCAGAACCCGTTCAGTTCGTCGCCGAGCTCGATCCTGAAGCCGCCGTCCCAGAACGAGGAGACGCGCACATTGATCTCGCTCTCATAGAGCGCGCTCAGCACGTCAACCAGGTTCATTCCTCGCCCTCCACGCGCGGGTGCTTTTCGTCGCTCTCGGCCCAATATTCGCTCGCGTCCTGCACCCTGAGCGGCGTCGGCGCGGCGAGATCAGGCCCCACGCTCTCCAGCACCTGGCGCGTGGCCGCGCCGGCCTGGATCGAGCCCTGCCGCATCGTCCACATGGTGAGCAGCGCCGAGGCCAGCGAGGCGCTCACCGCAATAGGCAGCCCCAGCACCAACGCACCGCGCCAGAACGCCGCGCCGCGGATCTCGATGCGCTGCTCGGCGAGCTTGCGCTCCTGCAGTCCATCGCGCCGCGCGATCTCCAGTTCGTGCTCGGCGCGGGCGGCCTCCAGCGCTGCGGCGTATTCGGCCTTGGCGCGCTGGCGCTCTCGCATCGCGCCCTCGCGGGCGCCGTCGGCGCGCTCCTTGGCCAGCTTCCGCCGCGCCTGCTCCTGGATCTCGGCCTGGCGCGCGAGC